TCCAATCGACTTGATAGTAACTTCACTACCACCAACATCAAAGGAATCCAAATAGATTTCCTTATCTAATGTTGGGTCGAGTGCAATCTCGGGAGAGTCGGCAGTAGGTTCTGCTGGGGCAGCAGGTGCCTTTTCTTCTGCTTCATTGATGAATGTTTTGAAGTTCTTAGCCATCAATAGTATTCCTCGCTGTTACCTGTTGTAAGTAGTCCCTGTTCTCTTTCGTTCTGAATTTCAGAATCCATCTGCTTCATTTCTTCGTCAGACTGTTGCAGAACGTGCTTTCGAATCCATTCGAGAGAATAATACTTACCGATGTGTTCGTTCATAGAAGAAAGAAGGTTCATTCTCTCTGTGAGAATTTCGTTATTCTTAAGTTCAGTGAAGTATGAGTCTCTTGCATAATCAAACTTTACATCGTCTTTGATTTTCTGCCAATCTTCTTCGCTCATAATTCCCTTTAGAACTAATTGAACCCGCATAGCCTGAAGGAATAGTTCGGAGAAACTTTGTCTTTGCTTCTCGATAAACTTAAAGAACTTGAGTTCATCACGATTGATTTCCGAAGAGCGACCCATATTGAATCCGTTGTCAGATTCAAGTCGGCTAATTGGAACATTCAATGCACGATACAGTTTCTTCTTGAAGTATTCGACATCTTCCATCTCTCCGAGGTTTTCACCACCAGATAGGGTATCGATTTCTGTACCACGACCGCCTTCACGACGAGGTAACCAGAAGTCTTCAAGCATAGACATATGTTTTTTGTCATCACGAATCTCACCAGTGTTTACATCGTAAACTAGTTTATTTCGGTATCGATTCATAATGTCACGGAGATATTGTTCTGCCTTGTTCTTCGGCAAAGAACCAACATCGATGTAGAAGATGCGGCGCTCGGGGGCGCGAGAGATTCTATAAATCACCACCGCATCTTCTATCATTCGAAGTTGGTTGAGTGGTTTAATAACCTTATGAAGATTTCCGTATACTCTTCTCTTGTCTACGTCGAACATTCCTGAAGTAACATAGATGATAGAGTCTGGATGAATCTTGATGCCTTCTTTAGCACCCATTGGGTCACCGAGTCTGTCATCTCTATCTGCTTCAGTGTAAACAAAGAATTCTTCAACGTCTTTGATAACTTTCATACCTTCGTCGTTGGTTTCTTTTTCAATCTTTCGAATCTTTCGAATTGAAGTGGCATCAACAGGTCTCAGTTCTTGAATTCCTGCCTTCTCTTTCTTGTCATCGATTACAATGTGAAAGTAACACTTACCATCGATGTACCACTTACGAAAAATTTCATATCCTTTAACACTAAAGTGAAGAAGTTTAAGAACGTGACCAAACTCCTTCTGCATTTTGTCTTTGACACTATCTGGTAGGTCAACGTGTTCTAGGTCCATTTCTACTGTCTTTTTGATATCGTCCTGAACGATTGATTCGTTAACAATATCATCGATAGCGGCATCAACTTCAGCGTGCATAGACATTGTTCTATACTGCTTGATTAATTCGATATCATTTCTGATGTTTCCATCAAAGTCAACGTATTGACCGAAGAAGTTTCCCGATTCAATAGTGGTAGCACCATCATCAAAATCAGGTGGGACAAAAGAAACAGGACGACGAATAGTTGATTCAAGACCAACTTTATTCGCTTCTTTCTTTCTCCCAATAGTAAATCCAAAAAAGTCAACTGGCATAATATAATATCCTCTTACTATTGAATGTTGGTTTATTGACCGTCTGTTGCAGGCGATGTCCACCACTGGTATGACATAGTAACCGAGAACTCGGCGAGAGTGTCATTAGTGTCAAATGCAACTTCGGTTGCACCTACGCTCTTTGGCCAACAACCTACGAAGTTGTAAACTCTAGCGTTACTTCTTTGACCATCCCTATCCAACCAATAGATTTTCCAATCTTGGAAGAGAGGGGTGTTGATGCTTCCAACTTCCGAGATGTTTTCGAAGTGACTCTGGAAAGAGTTGTGCCACTGCTCAAACTTATCTCGAAGGTTATGCTCTGCATCTTCGAGGATGGTTAGTTCCCAATCTCCGAATGTTCTATCGCCTGGCATCTTGAACTGACGACCACGCCAAGGAACAACAATTTCACCAATCTCTGATGAAGGAATTGATGCAGACTTGCACATAAACTTTAGTAGACCGTCATCGCCGTTGTTGCCGATTGCGCCTTGAACTTCGAAGAGGTTTGCTCTTGCGCCACCATTTGCTAGTGCTTGTGACTTGAATTCGTTTAACATTGATATCTCCTTTAGAAGTATTTAGGTGGGGCGGGCGAACCCACCCCACCGAATACTAGATTTTCCTTAAATTAGGCGCCGGCGACTTCTTCGAAGTCTACACCTGTTCTTACTGCTACAAAGTTGAGTTGAATGAAGTTAATGGAACGAGCAGGTTTGATGAAGATGTCTGCAACGAATTCGTTACGGTCAATTATTTCACCAGTATTGTTAGTCTCGTCACACACAACACGGAAGTCGAAGATACCTCTTCGTCCCTGAACATCTCGTAGGAATGGGGTTACCATATTTACGAAGTTCGAACGAGTAAACTCATCGTTGAATTCGAAGAGTTGATACTTCGCGGCAGTTGCGATTGCTTTCTCAAGAACAATGAAGAGTCGGCGGACGTTGATTCTATCAAACGCACTTGGCTTTCTCTGCATAGTCTTATCTCCGAAGAGAATAGTACCTTCGCCGGGGAAGGCAACGACTGGGTTGAGGTTGTTCTTGTAGAGTTTATCTCTGTGAGCCTTGCGTGGGTTGTAAGCAAGTTTAACGATGCTACGAATCTGTCCACGGTTGAAACCAGCGGGTGACCACCAGGCGTCATTTGTGAGTTCAGTTCTTGCACAGAGTCCCGCAACGTCACCGTTCAATGGAATGTAGCGGTAGATATCGTTGTATCGGTCGTACTGATACTTCCAACCACTGTCGAAGACACCGTATGAGGATGACTTGTTAAGTGTGTTGTTGTAGTAGTCAACTGCGTTGTCAGATGCAACGGTTGCTGTCTTGTCAACAACATTACTTCGAAGAGGCGAAAGGAATGCTAGGCAATCCTTACGAGCATCAACAAGCTCAATGAGTTGTCCAGCAAGAGTTGCTTCTGCGTTTGCACCGAGAATGAGACTCATATCAACGGTTTCTGCATCAGCGAACTGGTCATATCCACCAGTGTATCTTCCAGTGTCAGTGAATCCAGTACCGTCAGTACCGTTAACAAACGAACCATAGAAGTTTCTCGTTAGTGACTCGAAGGTAACTCCAGAACCAGAATCTTCAAGTGATGCGTTTTCTACATTCTTGAATGAATCTCCCCACTTGACACCTGCACCGGCAGCAGTTGTACCACTAACAGTACCGAGATTATCAAGGTGGTCACCCCACCAGATATACTTGGACTGTTCATTGATGACATTTACATAGTAGTTGCCAGTTCCGTCAAACTTTCTAGCGTCTCTTGCTTTAGAAGCAGTGAAAGTCTCAAGGACTGTTCCTCTTGCTCCACTAAAGAGTCCATCTTCGTCGATGACTGCAATGTTTACTTCGTCATTTGCGGCACCAAACTTGGCTGCGTCAGTCGAGGTATCGGGAGTAGCAGAGAAGTTACCAGAATATGCCCACTTGACAGTTGCGGTTGCACCGTTTGATACGTCAGCGGCTACTAGGTTTTCCTTAAAGGTAACGTGTGTGTATATTGCGTCTTCAGCGGTGTGCTGTGCTGTAACACCACCACCAATTACAACCTTGGCACCATCGCCGGACGCCGCACCAGTAAAGCCAGTTACGGTGTAGTTGTTACTTGCGAGAGTAATTGTGTCACCGACTGAAATTTCACCCACTGCGAAGCCTGGAACCATCATATGGTTTGTTCCAGCGGCACCAGTTGTGATACCTGACCCTGCTACTCCACCGTTTCCAAGAACGATTTCGTGTTTGTCGGAAACAGAAACCTTGAGAGAGTTACCAAGAGTTCCTGGCCACTTAGCGGCAAAGTAAGTTTCTTCTGCTTTACCACCAGAAGCACCAATTAAACCGTCCGAGGAAGCGGAAGGAAGTGTTCCACCTTCTACACCACTGTAGTAAGCGTCAGCATTCTTCAGAAGAATACCTGCTCCATTAGAACCGTCATCGTCGGTTGCGGCATCACCACGTGGTCCTGCAACTACGATTGAGTTGAATGCATCTGAGTTAACGGTACGAACGACTTCAAGTGCTTCTGCATATCCGAGGAAGTTCGCGGCTGTCCACCACTGTTCTGCGTTATTGTTATCAGGCTTACCGAAAACAGTTACTAGATTGTTCTCACTATCAATGAGAGTTCGTTCTTCTGCGGGTCCCCAATTGAAGTATCCTGCGATACCCCCGATTGTTGTTGCCACAGCAGGAACAATATTAGTAAGGTCTTTCTCGGTTACATTCACGCCTGGGCTGATTTGAAATGGCATTGAATCTCTCCTTTATTTTTGTAAATAATACTAAGCAAGTTGCTTTTTTATGGTTTTTCTTCATCTTATGTATAATTTCGATGGATTACATAATCCAACCGTCATCGTCTTGGACTGTCCAGACATCTCCATTATCATCTTTAAATGTTTGAGGTTCATTGTTTATTCCATCCTCAATAAATCCAAAAGGAGTCATATCATCTTCAATTTGTTTCATCTTGTCCTCGTACAAGTCCTTACGAATATCTAGGTTTGTCAGTTCTTTGAAGTAAGACTGAGTTGTCAGCCACCCAAAAAGAACCAAAGTCATCACCAAGTCATCGTGGTGACCAGTTTCCGCCTGATATGATTTCTTCTTTGAGATAAATGACACAAATTCTTTGATTGTGTCGAAGTCCTCAATGATAAGTTTGTTTTCCTCTACCATACTTTTGAGAAGAGAGCATCCCACTCGCTTCACTGCTTCGGTTGTTCGAATGCCATATTGACTTTGACCAGAACCGAATCCACCATCGAGGGTTTGACCTTTTCTTCCACGGACAGTTGTTACCAAAAGACCATCATACTCAAATTCTGTGTGTAGAATATCAGCCACTTGTCCTCCGATATCATTGAGTTCAACCAAGATATGGGCATTGTTGTATTGTTTTGCCGCCGAATAGATGGCGTTCGGATATACAAGAGGTGACATCTGATTGTTTCGAAACTTCGCCACCATTCTATATGGCATCTGCGTGATGTCTATAATTGTAAATGCGTGATAGTCCAATCCTTGTCCACGGGAAACATCAACACACATTACATAAGTGTGTTCCTTTTCAGGCTTTTTGAGAACATCGAATCCTTCATCATTAGTAAACACTGGGTCAACATATGTCAACTCCTTGAGTTTTTTCGCCTCAATTAGAGTATTGACACTACCAACAAAGTCGCATTCGAATTCTGTTCGGAATTGTTGTTCGGATGTGTTCGCAATGGTTTCTTCTTTCCACTTCTCGTCCCTGCCTGGAACTTGTGACCAGTGGACTTCGATTGGAACATATGAACTTCTGCCATTTGAAGCATCTGTCCAGAACTTATAGAATAGGTTCATTCCGTGTGGTGTGGAAACCATCATAACTTTGGTAGTCTTACCAGAAGTAATTGTAGGATATACCGAACTGAAGAATTCATCAGCCACTTCGTGGGGAACGAACGCAAATTCGTCAAGGAAGATTAGGTTGAAAGAACTACCACGAATAGCACTTGAAGATGTTGCTGAAGCAAGAATTCTCGAACCGTTTTCGAGTTCGATGGTTCCTTTATTCCATTGTTCTACACCTTGCTGAAGCCACTTTGGAAGATGTTCGTATGCTAACTTCAGACGATAGAGAAGTTCCCGTGCAGTCGCTTGCTTGTTGGCAAGAATGGCTACACTAACTTCGGGATTGAACAGAACGTAGTGCAGAAGATAAGCAACCGTTGTTGTGGATTTACCAGACTGACGAGGCAGTTTACAAATAACAAAACGATTATTGTGAATCTTCTCTACGATATCTTCTTGGAAATCATAAAGTTCAAAGGGAATAAGTCCCCTGTCGAGGTGTACAATCTTCACATACTTCTTGATAAAGTATAGAGGGTCTTGACCGCATCGTAGATATTCAGCCACTTGTTCTTTGGTGAACTCTACATCAACACCTTTTGCTTTTAGATTTGGATTACCGAGGTAATGTTCATTCTGACTCATTGTTTTCAATCCATATTTCTTTACCAACGACTGGGGAACTCAAACCACCTTTGGGTTTTCCAATCATTGCGGGACACCAATCACCACCGAAATGTCCCTTTGATTTCATATCGTTCAACCACTCTTCGCCAAAGTTTTCAATTAAGAACTTGTCTCTTGCTTCGCTATGACTGTTGTGGTATTTTGTACTTTGATAGCAAATGGGGTCGAAGTCAGTCATCCTTTGCTTTATACTCCACATCAATAATGTCTTCTTGTTTTTCTTGCTCTTCAATCTCACCTTCAATCATTTCTTGTTTCTGTTGCTTCAATAATTTTTGAAGTTCCTGTGTAGAACCAACGAACAATGAATTGTTTGTGATGTTATTTGCTTTTTGTCCGCCATCTTCTTTACGAATCTGTTTCATTTTGTTGTGCATTTCAAGAAGGTCTTTATTCACATCAGCAACATTCTTAATCATCTGAGCGGCGACTTCATATGCTCTTGGTGATTCTGTTTCAGAGGCAACAGTAAGAATGCCGTCAATTGCGGTATTACCAGTGTCTATGATTTCCTTGAGGTTCTTTCTTACGAGATTATAATCACGCTTCAGTTTATCTTCTTCTGTAGTGTGAATGATAATCGGACTTCCGCCGGCAGACATTCCGTCGTGTTCATCTTCTATATTTTGCAAGTCTAAAGCATCAGATAGTTTTTCATCAATATTCTTTTTGTCATCCACCAATTATATCTCCGTAAATATCAATATCACCCGTGTTGCTCCCCCACGTTCTGAATGTTGTGGTTGGGGTATAGTTACTTGCATCTGTATCAGCAGAACCACCAGAAGGTCCTGTAACACCAATGTCAATCATAGATGCTGCCGCTGCCGTAGTACCAGCAGGAACACCACCATCGAAGAGAGTTGCCATAACTCTTTTGATTCTTTCGCTTGTAGAAATCTTTCCGTACACATATGACTTAGCAGTAAATGTTAAAGTCCAAGTAAGACTTCTTCGTGTGTCGTAGTCACCTTCCCAGTCTTCTTCACTATCAACAGAATTCAATACCAAAGGAATGTCCATCTTATTGTGCATAGATGTTGGATTGATTGTTACTGTAAATTCTGGAGTGAAGTATGGAAGAATCTGTTCAATGATTTGTAGACCATCTGCCATATGCTTTGTCATAATATACAAATTAAAGTTTACAAGATATGGAACCTCTGCGTAAGTGGTATCCATTTTGTTATTGTCATATGCATTTCTCTTGGCGAGTTTCTGCATTGTGTTTCTTTTTCGAGAAGTATCATATTCAAAATTTTCAATCTCAAAACTCATACGAGGAAGAGTCATCTGAACAACAACTCCATCTTCGTTTGTTATTGAACCACCCTCGTCGATACGACGAAGATACTTTTCTTTATTTCCGTATGCAAGAGGAACACGCAAAGATTCTTTGACAGTTCCGTTAGACAGATATCTCTTTACAAAAATATTATTAAAGAGAGAACCAAATGCAATTACTAGATTTCGAAGAGAGTCATTTTGAAAATGTGTAAACATTAGTATCCGCCCTCACTGAATGGGTCGATGTCTGTGAAGTCAAACACATCATCGGCTTCTCTCTGTAGACTGTCTGACTCATCGAATGGGTCAGTGGTTGTGTTCGGTATAATGTTGGTTGTGTTATCCTGAGTAGCACCCATAGAACCAGTTACACCAGAATCAGCACCTGTGATTACGTCACTTGCAGTGACAGTTCCGATTATATTATGAACACCAAGAACCTTCGTAGTTCCTGACCAAGCAACAACATTTGCAGAGTAGTTGCTGGCGGTGATGGGTTCTCCGATGAGGAAGTTTCCGCTGTTTGCAGTTAGTGTTAGATTTACTTGTACTGCTTGGTTGTCGCTTTCGACGGTATCGACATCTGACCAACCAGTTTCAATGTCTTCTTGACTGTACTGGAAGAGTTCACACGATAGTTTATATGTGTAGAGTTTTCCGAGTTGGTAGAATGGATTTTCGTGTTCAACAAACTTAAT